ATAACGGTCAGAAATTAAAGGTGGTTGAAACATTTGATAGAGCACAAACTACAAGAGAGATTAAACTTGTTTATTCTACACTTGCAGAACAGTTCGGTGATAATACTACAATCACAAGAAAAAATAATATTAAAGAATCAGCAAGCTCTGTTATCGGCTCAACAAAATCTTCAAAACAATCTCGTAAGGTAATTACGGAAGAAGAAGAAACCGCTAATAGATTTAGAAAACTTGCTGGTATCATAAACGGATAATTAGGAGAAAATAATCATGAGTGATTATGTAAAAAAAGCGTTATTAGACGCAAGTCCTATGAGAAAACAAAAAGAAGAATCCAAAGCTCTCGTTTCAAAATGGGATAAAACAGGACTTCTTGATGGTTTAAATGAGGACTTTCAACAAGGTGCTATGGCACAATTATTAGAAAACCAAGCTCGTCAGTTAATTTCTGAAGCTGCTGGTGTTTCTTCAACAGGTACATCATCCAATTCAGAAGAATGGTCTGGTGTTGCTTTACCATTAGTTCGTAGAATTTTTGGTGAAATTGCAGCTCAAGACTTTGTATCAGTTCAACCAATGAATTTACCATCTGGTCTAGTATTTTACTTAGACTTTAAATATGGTACTGCGAATGGTGGTGCTAATTCAGGCGGTTCATTAGGTGGTACAACCGGTGCTCTTACACCATCATCTGATCGTGATACACACGGTGAAGGTGGTTTATATGGTGCTGGTAAATACGACTATTCAATTAAACATAGTGTATCTGCATCTGCTAATACAGTAGCTGCATCTGCTTCACTTGCGGAAGTGAATTTCGATGCTGATTTATCAGCTTCAGTATCTGCTGGTTCTTTGAAAAAAGTAACTTGGGATTCAAGTGGATTAGGTGCTGATTTAAAAGCGGCTCGTTCATTTGAATTGGTGGATACTGCGATTGCTAAAAACTATCCACATCTTACATCGGTGAGTGGTGATACTGTAACATTCTTTTATTCAGGTTCACATATGGCTGTTGCTGCTGCTGAAGTTAGTTATTCATTAGCTCCAACAGATGTAACTCGTGGTGATTTTGAATCAACGAGTGGTAATGGAATGGCTATACCTGAAGTTGACTTACAATTAAACAGTTCAGCAATCGTTGCTAAAACTCGTAAATTGAAAGCAGTGTGGACACCTGAATTAGCACAGGATCTTAACGCTTATCATAGTGTAGATGCTGAAGCAGAATTGACATCAATGTTATCAGAATATGTATCAATGGAAATTGATCTTGAAATTCTTGATATGTTGATTTCAGATGCTACAACAACTGATTATTGGTCAGCTAAACAAGGTGAAGATTATGATGCTAACACATCAACATTCACATCTAACAGTTTCACAGGAACACGATTTGAATGGTGGCAAACACTGGGTGCTAAGATTCAAAAAGTATCCAATGAAATTCATCGTTTGACACTTCGTGGTGGCGCTAACTTTGTTGTTTGTTCGCCTAAAGTAGCTACTCTATTGGAATCACTTCCAGGGTATAATACTCAGTCAGGCAACGCTGATACGAAGTTCGCTATGGGTGTAAGTAAAATCGGTGGTATTGATGGTCGATTCTCAATTTATAAGAATCCTTATATGACTGAAAATACTATCTTAGTTGGTTTTAGAGGTTCAAACTTCTTGGAAACAGGTGCTGTATATGCTCCATATGTTCCATTGATTATGACTCCTCTTGTTTATGACCCAACTGATTTCACTCCAAGAAAAGGTGTGATGACACGATATGCTAAGAAAATGATCCGGCCAGAATTTTATGGTAAGATTCATATCGCAGACTTAAATGTACTGTAATATTTAGTATAACAAGTTAAAATAAACAATACATAAAACCCTGTCTTAATTGATAGGGTTTTTTGTTTTATGTTATATTTATAGATGTAAAGAAATATCTATTTGGAGATTTTAATGTCAAAGTTTAATTACATATACGCAGACCCAACAACATCAGCATTAACAACTGGTTCTACACCATTCGGAATATACGATAGTGATACAACATTTGCATCTGAAAGTATTAATGTATGTAAATGGGTTGCTCGTAGATTGGGTCATCCAGTTATGCAACTTGAATTTGATTCAGGTTCAATTTATGCTATGTTTGAGGAATCTGTATCAGAATATTCACAACATATAAATAATTACAATATAAAGAATTGGATGTGGAACTCTTATGGTAATGAAGATAAACAAAGTGGTTCAACATTTAATTCAACAGGTTCATTTGAACCACAACATCCGAATTTAGGATTATCATTTGCTTTATCAGAACAATATGGAACATCAGCGCATGTTGGTGGTAGTGTTACAATGCATACTGGTTCTATAACATTGAGTGGTTCAAAACAAGTTTATGATTTACAGTCCGATGCTACAATTACAGGTTCACATTCAAGTAAAAGATTGGAAATTCAAAGGATATTCAATTACGGACCATCGGCTGTGTCAAAGTTTTATGATCCATATGCTGGAACATATGAACAGCAACAAATGTTAGACGCGTTTGGTATGGGAAATGTATCACCCGCAGTATCATTCGTATTAAGACCAATATCACACGATATATCAAGAGCAAATGCTGTCGAAACAAGTGATAAAATTAGAAAATCAGCTTATTCATTTGAATTAATAAATAATCAATTACGAATATTCCCAGTACCAAAAGATACTGACGCTGGTGATAAAATATACTTTCAATATTATCTTAAAGATGATAAGGGTTCAACTACACGAAGTCACACATCAAGTAAGGTATCAGATCCAAGTAATGTTCCTTATAAATTTTTAACATATTCAGAAATAAATTCATCAGGTCGTCAATGGATACGAAAGATGACATTAGCCTTATCAAAAGAATTATTAGGTATCATCAGGAGTAAATACGCTTCAATGCCACTTCCAAATGGTGAAGTATCAATGGATGGTGAATCACTGAAAGCTGAAGGTAGAGAAGAAAAGACATTGTTACTTGATGAATTAAAAGAATTTTTAGAAACAGTATCATTAACAGAAAAAGCCAAAGCCGAAGCGGAAGAAGCTGATGCTAATAGACAAGTATTAGCACATTCTCCACTTGGTATTTATATAGGATAATTTTATGGCAACTAATAAACCGCTATTTTTACCCCAAAAGGAAGTCGATTTTATAGATGCAGTTAATGAAGAATTAATCGATGGAATAATTGGGCAAACTGTGGATATATACAAAGTATCAGTTGAAAATACTGAAGAAAATATGTATGGTGAATCATCAACCAAATATTACAATCAAGGTTTTAGGGTTAATTGTTTAATTCAGTATAATGATCCAGAATTTACATTTGAAGATGGTGTTGGCGCTGATGCTAATTTTACAATAGAAATGTATTTCCATAGAACAACATTATCAGAAGCTGATTTCTATCCTGAAATTGGTGATATTGTTGATTGGAATGATATTTATTTTGAAATTAATACTGTAACAGAACCTCAATTGTTACATGGTCATCAAGGATTTAAACATCAAATAAAAGCTAATGCTCATAGAGTAAGATTGTCGGGATTACAAATAGAAGAAAGAAGTAAGTAAGATATGGCAGTTCAGAAAATAGTAGGAAAAACAATAACCAGATTTGATACACGAAATCCGAATTATGTGGCTCAGTCAGAACCACAGAAAGAAGTGAATGGAAATGTCAAATTTGATGATAGTGATGACAATTTATATGGTGAAAAGGTTTATCAAGCGCCAACTGAAGAAAATGGAAATCTAAAATTAGAAGAAATGATGAATCGTATGATGGGTAAAATTGATAGATTTGGAAATGCAGTTGGTGAAACCAAATCACATACAGGAACAGAAGCTATCGAAGTAGATATTCAAAGGGAAATAGCTATCAACCAGGTTGATATGAATGCTGTTAAATCTGAAGTAACAATAGGTAAAGTATTAACTAAAAAAGATAAGTTAAAAGCATTACGAATTAGAGAACGAAGACGAAGAGGGGATAAAGTATAATGGCTGTTAAACCAATTACAAATAAATACCCAAAATCACAAGGTGATAGAGCGAAAGGTCCATATAATCGCTCAGCTGAAATATCAGTTAATGGGTTCAAGAATAGAGATAAAGGAAATAGTCGTGAATCAGTAATGATTAAAGACTTTACAAAGAATTATGCCATCACATTAAAGGATATTGATACAACTTTAATGGGTCATTTGAAAAATATAATGACAATAAAAGTCCAAGATGGAACAGATACAATAAAAGTTCCTGTAATGTATGGTAATGAAGAGCGGTGGAAAAATGTTAGAAAGAATGGTGCTTTAAGAGATAAAAATAATTCAATTATGTTACCACTAATTGTATTCAAACGAACAAATGTAGAAATGAATGATGCTATGCAGCAATCAATGGATTTCGATGTTGATGGTTCAAAGATATTGGTTACAAGATCACAAGGTTGGTCTAAGACAAATAGATATGATAGATTTGCTGTTCAAACAGGTAAGAGACCTGTAATAGAAAGTATGATTACTGGTATGCCAGACTTTGTAAATTGTATGTATGAATTTGTTGTTATGACTAATTATACAGAACAAATGAATTTAATATTAGAAACATTCTTATATCACGAAAGTACATATTTTGGTGATTCTACAAACTATAAATTTTTAGGAACAAGTGAAGGTGGATTTTCAGATTCATCGGAAATGACACTTGATACTGAAAAGATAATAAAAACAACATTTACTTGGAAATTAAGTGGTTATATATTACCAGAAACAAGTAAACAATTAATAAATGGTCATATATTTGAAGCATCCAGAGCTTTATCACCATCCAAAGTTGTATTTGGATTAGAAGGCGATGCTACAGATGATCAAGTAAAATAACAAGTAGGAGGTTACAATGACAGAAGAATCAAAGTTGGCTCAAAAATACGAAGACGCCACGAAATTCACAAAAGATGAAATGAGTGAATTAAAAGAAATTCAAACATCATATATGGAAGTTCAAAACAATTTAGGACAATTATCAGTTGCTAAGTTACGATTGGAAATGCAAATTGAATCATTATCAAATGCTGAAATGGAATTGAAATCAAAATTCAATGAAATTCAAGAAAAAGAACAGAAATTTGTCGATGGGGTAACTAAAAAATATGGTGATGGAACTTTAGATCCAGAATCGGGTACATTTACTTCAAATAAATAGTAAATATTTATATAAATATCATCGTTTGAAGTTTTAATTGTATATTTATATATGATAATCTACACCCAAAAAGTGTACATTTAATGCATTAAATATTTAAATTAGGAGAAAGAAAATGGCAGAAAAAATAGTAAGTCCTGGTGTATTTACAAGTGAAATAGACCAATCATTCTTACCAGCCGCTATCGGTGATATTGGCGCCGCAATAGTTGGACCAACTGTCAAGGGTCCAGCATTAGTTCCAACAGTAGTATCATCATATTCAGAATTTCAACAGAAATTTGGTGATAGTTTTACAAGTGGTAGCCAAGATTACACATACTTAACATCATTAACGGCTCAGAATTATTTAAAACATTCAGGTAAACTAACTGTTGTTAGAATACTTGATGGAACATATAGTCAAGCATCAGCATCGATTGAAGGTGGAGGAACTTCGGTCGCAGCAACAATTGGTAGTGGTTCATTTACAATAACAGCTGGTAATATATTAAATCAAGAATTTACTATTGGTGGTGTTGATTTTATGTTTGTAACTGATAATACAAATTTTGATAATAGTTCAACAGAAATATATATAACATCTGCTTCATCAGCAACCACACAAGCAAATAATTTTGTTTTAGCCGTTAATAATAATGTATCTACACATGGTTTAACAATATCAGCATCAAATACTGATGGTTTAGTAAATTTCTACACGGGTTCATACTCAATGGCTTCATCATCTGCACTTTTTACTGGTGGTTCAGGTTCAATGAGTGGTGAAACTGCTGGTACAGGTGGAACTGCATTTGAAATTCATACATTAGCAGATGGTGCTATAATGAATAGTAATGGTGGAACAGTAGATTCGACTAAAATGTTACCTTCCGGTTCAAAAGATAATTTACGATATGAAATATCAAGTAGGAATTTGAAAAAAGGCACATTTACTTTAGTAATCAGACGAGGTGATGATATTGAAAAGAGAAAACAATCTATTGAAACTTGGAATAATCTTTCTCTTGATCCAAATGCTAACAATTATATTGAAAAGATAATTGGTAGTCAGTATTTGCAAATTAAAACGGATGATGGAACATATTTACAACCGACTGGTGAAAATTTAGTAAAATCTAAATATATTAGAGTTGCTAATGTATTTAAAACTCCTGATTATCTTGATGAAAATGGCGCTGTTAATGTTGCTAAATATCCAAGTTATGCATCATCTGGAAGTCTAATACCTACTGTTGGTAGTGGTTCTTCGCATGGCGCATTTCAAGGTGGAACTGATGGTAATATTCAACATCCACAAAATTTCTTTGGTAGTATTGATGGGAGTGGTAATGGTTCATCAAATTCACAGGGATTTAATGTCAGTGATTTAACTAATGTTAATGGTGGAACATCATATTCAGAAGCGTTAGACTTACTTGCTAATCAAGATGAATATGATATTAATATGATTCTATTACCAGGTGTTACTAATGATAATGGAAGTGCTGTTATTGAAAAAGCAATTCAAACTGCAGAAGATAGAGGTGATTGTTTCGTTATCGCAGATCCGGTAGTATATGGTTCAACTATAGCAGGAGCGACAACACAAGCAGAAGCTAAAGATTCAAATTACGCTGCTATGTATTGGCCATGGGTTCAAGTACCAGATTCAACTCTTGGTAGAAATGTATGGGTGCCTCCATCAGTTGCTATGGCTGGAATTTACGCTTTCAATGATAAAGTGGCTCATCCCTGGTTTGCTCCCGCTGGTTTAAATCGTGGTGGAATTGAAACTGCTATTCAAGCTGAACGGAAGTTAACTCACGGAAATCGTGATACTTTATATGAATCAAATGTTAATCCAATTGCTACATTCCCAGGACAAGGTGTTACTGCGTGGGGTCAAAAGACTCTACAAAAGAAAGCATCTGCTCTTGATAGAGTGAATGTAAGACGATTATTGATTAAAGTGAAGAAATTCATTGCTTCATCATCAAGATTCTTAGTGTTTGAACAGAACAATACTGCTACAAGGCGAAGATTCTTGAATATCGTTAATCCATTCTTGGAACAAGTTCAATCTAATTCAGGTTTAACAGCATTTAAAGTGGTAATGGATGAAACAAATAATACTCCAGATGTAGTTGATAGAAACACATTATATGGGCAAATATTTGTTCAACCAACAAGAACAGCAGAGTTTATTGTGTTAGACTTTACAGTTCAACCAACAGGTGCTACATTCCCAGAATAAGATGGGTTAAAATAATAATACAATCAGAAAACCATCATTTATTTGATGGTTTTTTGTCTTTATTGATATTTATATATGAAATTATGTAACCGATATTTAGGAGAAATATAATGGCAGAGTTAATAGATGCTAATGATATAATGTTTACACCCTTTGAACCGAAACTAAAGAATCGGTTTATAATGCAGATTGATGGTATTCCAGCCTATATGATTAAAACAGCAAACAGACCTCAAATTACATTTGAAGAAGTTGAATTAAATCATATGAATGTAAAAAGATATGTTAAAGGTAAAGGTGCTTGGCAAACATTACAAATTACTATGTATGACCCAATTGTTCCATCAGCCGCTCAAGCAGTTATGGAATGGGTTAGATTAGGACACGAATCGGTAACAGGTCGTGATGGGTATTCAGATTTCTACAAAAAAGATTGTTCAATTCAAGTTTTAGGTCCAGTCGGTGATGTAGTTGAAGAGTGGTCATTAAAAGGTGCTTGGATTCAAGACGCATCATTTGGAGATTTAGATTTCGGTACAAATGATCCAGCTGAAATTACTGTTACACTTCGATACGATTACGCTATACTTCAATTTTAATATAGTTGTACTAAATATATCAAGAAATACCCTCAACAAAAGTTGGGGGTTTTTTCGTTTTATTATATATTTATATATGAAATGTTATGTAGGTTATTTAAAATAAACAATAAGGTTATCAGTATGAAATTCGATGAAATAATAGAAAAAGTGTTAGAACACGAAGGTGGTTATGTAAATGATCCAAATGATCTCGGAGGTGAGACCAATTGGGGTATAACAAAACGATTCTATCCAGATGTTGATATAAAAAATCTCACAAAAGAAGAAGCCACAAAAATATATTATGATGATTATTGGGTAAAGAATAGAGTACCTCAGTTACCTGAAAATCTAAGACATATCTTTTTTGATATGTGTGTGAATATGGGCAGAGGAACAGCAGTTAAAATTCTACAGCGAGCAGCTAATAATAAAGGTAAAAATCTAAAGGTAGATGGTGGTATGGGTCCAGCAACTATTAAGGCTATGAATGGTGTTGAAGTAGATAGAGTTAGAGCTTACAGAGTTAAGTATTATTCAGATTTAGTAACAAGTAAACCAGAACAAGATAGATTTTACTTCGGTTGGTTTAGACGAAGTATGGAGGTATAAAACAATGGAAGATAAACAAGAATATAAATTTCCAAGTGAAACAATAGATTTACCAAGCAAAGGTAAATTATATTCAAAAGATAGTCCACTATCATCGGGTAAGATTGAAATCAAATATATGACGGCAAAAGAAGAGGATATTCTTACATCACAGAATCTTATTAAAAAGGGTGTTGTTATAGATAGATTATTGGATTCTTTAATTATGACTCAAGGTGTAACATCAAATGATTTAATTTTAGGTGATAAAAACGCAGTTATGGTTGCTACTCGCATTCTTGCGTATGGACCTGAATACAATGCTGAAATTACAGATCCAGATACAGGTGCAAAAACTGAACATACATTTAATCTTGCTGATTGTCCATTTAAACATTTACCTGAAGGTGTAAAAATTAATGAATTTGATATAAAATTACCAATATCAAAACAAAATATAAAATTTAGACTATTGACTGGTAAGGAAGAAAAACAAATAGAACAGGAAGTCAAATCCAAACAAAAAATCGGAAACCAAATATCGTCAGAATTAACAACACGATTAAAATATTCTGTTATTTCTATTGATGGTGAAACTGATAAAAACAAAATATCGGTTTTAGTTGAAAATATGTTATCAAGAGATTCAGTAGTATTAAGGAATAAAATAGCTGAAGTATCACCTGACATTGAATTGAAACAAGATATGGAAATAGGGGGTACGGTGGTTGAGGTGGATATACCTTTAACTACCGAGTTTTTTTGGCCTTCTTCCGTCTCATAGACCAAAAATCCACGAAGAAATATTTCAATTAATTTATTATGGGCAAGGTTTTACTCATAATGATGTATATTCTATGCCATCTTATTTACGCAGATTTTACTTGGCTGAATTACTTAAAGTTAAAAATGCTGAAAAGGAACAAGTAGAAAAGGCTAATAAGAAAGTGCCAGGATATACCACCCCACCTAAATTTAAAAGATGATTTTTCACATTATTGATATTTATATATGATGAATTACTATCAAATGGAGAATATAGCATGTCAAAGAAACAATCATATATGAATAATGAAAATATTTTATCAGAAGGATTTTTTGATAGTTTATTAAAAATATTTAAAGGACATCCTGAATTAAAAAATAATAAAAAGATAAAGAATAATATCAAAGATTTGAATAAAAAAGTCAGTAATCTAGAACAAATGATGAACGATGAATTAGCTAGTTTCGGTTCAAAGGAAAAAATTAAATTAAAACAGCATAAGTTAAGTGACTTTATAAAGGATATTTAGATAAATGGCAGATAAAAATGAAATTTATAAAGATAGACGAGATGTACAAGCACAGATAAATGCTGGGTTAAAAGATCAAAATAATTTAACAAATGCATTCTCTAAACTTTTACAAGAACAATTAAATACTTCTGAAGAACTTACTAAAAGTGTAAAAGATAGAGCAAAAACTCTTAATATTATGATACAAGCTGGAAACAAAGATTTAAGTTTGGATACTAGGTTAACCAAACTGAAAAGTAGGCAAGCTGAAATAGATGAAAAACTGTCAAAATCAAGAGGCAAATCGGGTAGATTTCAGAAGGGATTTAACGCCCAAGTAGTAAAATCCCTAAAGTTAGACAAAGAATCCTTAGATACTCAAATCAAAGAATTAAGTATTAAAAAAGGTGTAAAAGATTTGACAGAAGGAGCATCTAATGCATTCAAAAAACAGATAGTACAGGGTGGACTATTAGTCGGATTATTTATGGGATTAAAGAAACTTGCATTTGCATTCGCTGCTCAAGTGGATACATTAGGTAAAAGTTTCGGTGTCGCTGGTGCCGAAACAGGAAACTTACAAGATACATTACTTCAGTCGAGTGTTGAAATGACAAAATTTGGACTTGGGTTGGGAGACGCTATATCAATGACAAATACATTATCGTCGCAGTTTGGATTTGGTGTATTAGAATCTGCTAAGATGTCTAAAAATATAGCAAGTTCTGCCGTTGGTATGGGATTAAGTGCTGATGAAGGTGCTAACTTATTTGGCGCTCTTATGTCTATTGGAAATCTTACATTCAAACAATCAAAAGACCTCGCTCAATCAGCATACCATTTAGCTGAAGCAAATGATGTAGCTCCACAAGCGGTAATGAAGGATATAGCAGCTAATTCAGATTTCTTCGCTAAACATATGAAGGATGGTGGTAAAAATGTATTAGAAGCCGCAGTTCAAGCAAAGAAACTTGGGTTGGGGTTATCTGCAATTGAAGGTATAGCTGGTGGGTTACTTGACTTTCAAAGTTCATTAAACGCTGAAATTGAAGCATCTGTTATGATTGGAAGACAATTGAATTTCCAAAAAGCAAGAGAACTTGCATTAAATGACGATTTAACTGGAATGATGGATGAAGTTTTAAAACAACTTGGTGGTGAACACGAATTTAATAAAATGAACAGATTACAACGAGAAGCTATTGCTAAATCAATTGGTGTAACTGTTACTGATATGGCTAAGCTGGTAGGTGAGCACGGTAAGTTGGAATCACAAAAGTCATTCGCTGAAATAGCAGGCCCAGACGCTATATCTAACTTAACAGCTATAATAAATAAGGTTAAATCGATAGGAGCTGAATTATTAAATACAGTTGGACCCGTAATTGAAGAAACTGTTGGTAAGTTTGGTAAATGGGTGGAAAATAGTGAAAACATAGAAAAAATGAAAGAATTTGTAGTAGGACTTGCTGATGGATTAGCTAATTTACCTGGAATTATAAAAACTGTTATTGGTGTTATGTTGATTTGGAAAACAGTGTCATTAGCAGTAGCGGCAGCAAACGCTGCTGCTATGGTATTTGGAGCTGGTGCTGCTACATTGGGTGTCGGCACTGCGGTTGCTTTGGCTGGGGCACTTGGTGTTTGGGCTACATTATCAGCGTTACCATCATTCCAAACACTACCATCCGGCATGGGTGCTGATTTACAAGGTGCTACTTTAGTTCATCCACAAGGTTCATTTGGTAAGGAAACGGTTTTACATACAGAAGAAATAACAGATGAAATAAAATTATTAAGAGACGAAATGAGATCATATTTCGGATTTGGTGGTTCTGCTTTAAAAGGGATTGGTCAATCAGTTGCTGGTGGAATTGAATCAGTTGCGAAATAACGGAGAATTAAATTGGGATTAGAACATTTAAGTAGTGTATTTGCTGAAGGTGTGGGAAATAACAACTCACAGATTGGAGGTAGGCATTCTGGTGGTGGGTTATCAAATAGCCCATTACCTGATGATCATTATTCACACCATTCATTATACGATTTTAATACCCCCGCCGATAATATAGTTGATTACCAAAATTCAGTTAAAGGTGGGTTTACTTATATATCACCTCAACCATTTCCGGATGGATTTACTTTAAATTTTAATAAATCTGGATATACTTTTGGTGAAGGTGATCGTGGAAATTCTAAATTTATAAACATTACATCACAAAATTATGGTACATTAACTCATAATGGATTAGAAGCATTTCAATTTTCTCCATTATCAATTGGTAATAGTAGATATGGACAATATTTGAGTGAAACACCTGGAGCTCCAACGAATATTCCAGATTTATCGGCAATATTTGATGATTCTGTTTCTAATAAAACTTATGATTCTATAAATTATAAAACTGGATATACTGGAACAAAATACGATGATGAATACACAATTGGTATTGATAGATTCCCATATTTTAAAAAATCGAGAACATTTAATGTGGATAGACCAGAATCATCATTTAGTTTTACTAACCATCCCAGTAATATTAATGAATATAAAAAGTCTAAACAGTTTGATTTGTTATATAACGATGATCAAACATCAAATGATGTAACAGATTTATCAGTGTCATTAAATTTTAATAGGAGTGGGTTGGAAAATAATCCAGGTGGATTCAAACTATTAGCGCGCGAGGGGTTTAGGGGTGGAGAACCATATCATATAAGTAAAATTTTAAATGAAGGTGATAAAAGAACATTTGGTAGGGAATTTCCAATTCAAAGATCAATAAATGATGTTGAACGAATTGGTAAGTTTTTAACATCATCCGCCGGTTTATTATTTATCGCAAAACAAAACTTTCTTGGGTTAAATTCAAAGGTTGTTTATAATGATAATAGTCTTGGTCTCGAAAAGAAAGCTGGAAATCAAAGATTTAAGAATTTATATAATCCATTATCTACAATGGGTTCTCTTGTAAGACTTTTAGGCGGTCAGGTGCCAAATGTTGGATTAGGATTTTTATTAGATAGGGAAGATCCAATGTCAATTGGTTCGTTATTTAAATCCTCTACATATGGTGAATTTGTCAGAAATACTGTTATAAATGGTGGTCCTGGTCCTCAAGAAAATGAATTTAGTGAACCACAAGGTGGTTTAACTGGATTGGGTAATGTATTAAAATCGGCTTTTCTTGGAAATGTGCCAAAGGATTTACCTAAGA